GAGTTATCAACCTGCCGCTAGTGCGACTCCTGCTGACAATGGCGATATGGTTTTTGAATTGACCGATAACAGCACGCTAACGATCAAAGTCAAAGGCAGCGACGGCACGGTTCGTGTAGTTGCATTGACATTGACAACGAGCGCAGAATCGTTCTTGAGGCTCGAATAATGGCAGTCGATCTAAAGCCGACAGAAGCGATGGCAGAGGAAGCCGAGCGGGGACTTGCTTGGCGAGAGGAATTCGGGCGCGGCGGCACAGAGGTTGGTGTTGCTCGGGCGCGAGACCTAAAGAATCGGGTGAATCTCTCGCCCGAAACAGTCCGAAGGATGGTGAGTTACTTTGCACGACATGAAGTTGATAAAGAAGCCCAAGGTTTCTCGCCCGGCGAAGAAGGCTATCCGAGTGCGGGACGCATCGCGTGGGCACTCTGGGGTGGTGATGCCGGACAATCCTGGGCTAATCGAAAGAGCGAAGAATTGGATCGTGAAAGTGAGGGACGAACTATGGACAAGGTAGAAGAACGACACATCGTTGCCGTCGTTGAGGACGAGGCCACCGTCACGGTGACTTTTGCCAAGTCCGAGTTCGACATGGACGAGTCAGAAGAAGCCGATGAGGTCATCGAGGAATTCGAAGAACTCGCGGAAGAAAACGATGACGAAGGCGAGGAAGTCTTTGCAGAAGGCGAACGCCCTCTAGACCCGAGCGGCAAAGAGCCGTGGGAAGAAGGCTATAACCTCGCTCGCAAAGGTCCGACCGAGCGTGTATTCCGTTCGGCAGTCTTTGAGCGTCAGACGATTATGGAAGATCAGCGTCGTGCGACGTTGGCCTTCTCTAGCGAAATGAGCGTTGATCGCGGTTGGGGCATCGAGATTCTCGATCACTCGCCGGGATCAATCGACATGGAGTTTATTGGCAGCGGTCGTGCGCCGCTGTTGGTAGATCACGAAATGGCCGATCAGGTCGGAGTAGTGGAGCAGATCAGCCTCGGATCGGATCGCGTAGCACGCGCCGTCGTTCGCTTCGGGAGAAGTGCGCGAGCCGAGGAAATCTGGCAGGACGTAAAAGATGGCATACGCTCGAACGTATCCGTCGGCTATGTCATCAACGAGATGGTGTCAGACGGGAAGCAAGGAGACCGGGAGGTTTTCCGCGCTACTAGTTGGATGCCGCTTGAGATTAGTATTGTTAGTATCCCCGCAGATACAAGCGTCGGCGTAGGTCGTGCGCTTGAGGTAGCGGAACCCAAAATTATTGTTAAGGAGACACCAAAAATGTCAGACGATGTAAGTGTGAAGGCGGAGCGCGAGCGCGTTTCGTCGATTCTTGAATTGGCCTCGCGTCACAATCAGCGCGAGTTTGGCGAGTCGGCTATCCGTGACGGTGCGAGCATTGAGCAGTTCCGTGGCGCGTTGCTCGACAAGGTTTCCTCCAAGCCGTTGAACGTCGATCACGAGATCGGCCTGACGGAGAAGGAAATCCGCTCGTTCTCGTTCGTCAAGGCGATGCGTGCTCTTGCGAACCCGCAGGATCGCCGCGCACAGGATGAGGCTGCTTTCGAGTTCGCCGCTTCCGAAGCCGCTGCGAAGAAAGAGGGTCGCACCTCGCGTGGTTTGATGGTTCCGGTTGATGTGCTTTACAAGCGCGACATCACGACCTCGACCGCTTCGGGCACTGCGAAGGGCGGCAACCTCGTTGCTACCGACCTGTTGGCTGCTTCGTTCATTGATGTGCTGCGTAACAAGATGGTGCTCAACACCCTCGGCGCGCAGTTCCTCACTGGCTTGCAGGGCAACGTGGCGATCCCGCGCAAGACGGCTGCTTCTTCGGCCTACTGGGTCGCGGAGAACGTCGCCCCGACGGAATCGACCAACGCTCCGGCTTTCGATCAGGTCACGATGACCCCGAAAACCCTTGGCGCGTATGTCGACATCAGCCGTCGCTTGATGCTCCAGTCCTCGCTCGACATCGAGAACCTCGTCCGCAATGACTTGGCCGCCTCGATTGCCGTTGCTATGGACGGTGCTGCTATCGCTGGCTCGGGCTCCAACAAGCCGACCGGCGTGCTGAACACCTCGGGCATTGGCTCGGTGACGCTCGGCACGAACGGTGCTGCTCCGACGTGGGCGATGGTGACGAGCCTTGTTCGTGAAGTGGACATCGACAACGCCCTCAACGGCTCTGCGGCGTTCCTCACCAACGGTCAGGTCAAGGCGAAGTTGGCCTCTACCTCGAAGCAGACTTCGGGCGTGGAAGGTAACTTCATCCTCGGACCGGATGTGAACATGCTCTACGGCTACCCGTTGGTCGTGTCGCAGCAGGTTCCGGCCAACCTCTCGAAGGGTTCGGGCAGCAATCTGTCGGCGATGATCTTCGGCGTGTGGAGCGAGTTGCTCATCGGTCAGTGGTCAGGTATCGACCTGATGGCCGATCCGTACACGGGCTCGAACGCTGGCACGGTTCGTATCGTGGCCTTCCACGACTGCGACTTTGCGGTTCGTCACCCCGAGTCGTTCGCCGAGTGCAACGAGATCGTCACGGCCTGATGTGATTGATCTAGCCGCATATCGGGATCGTCATCGAGGGCAGTCTTGTGCTGTCCTCGGTGGCGGTCCTTCTTTGGTCGATGACATCAAGGCGGTGCGGCCTTTGTTAGCGAGGCAGGAGGGTATGTTGATTGGTGTCAATCAGCACGCCCTCCTGCTCTCTCTTTCGTATATCGTTTATCAAGACAAAGAACTGTGGCCGATCCTTAAAGGTCACGCTCCGGTTATCTCGCATCATAAGAACGAGTGCGATATATGGTCAGGCATCTGCCCTGACTTTGGATTCTCTGGCGGCACAGCAGTGTGGATCGCAGAGTATCTAGGCTTTGAGAATATCTATATTTGCGGCTGCGATAACTACATGAGCAACCGCCGATATTGGCATAGCAAATTAGGTGACCTTCGCGTGGAGGATGGAATCTCTAACATCCAAGCGTGGGTCAAGGTTCGGGATTACATGAAAGAACCCGAACGAGTCAAAGTGGCTTCTGGTTGTCTAACACAGGTATTCAAAGGCTTATGAAAGTCGAGATGATTCGCTCCCGTCTTTACAACGGGCAGACCCTCGAAGCGGGTCGCGTGGTTGAAGTAGACCCGACATTCGCTCGGTGGCTTATCGGTCGCGGCATGGCTACCGAATACCATCGCCCTGCTTTCTTTAGCCAACCAGAGACACCCAAACGTGGACGACCGCGCAAAGGAGATTGAGAAATACCGCTCGGTCTATTCTCGTTACTCCAATTACGGGATGAGCGACGATAGGCGTGACCCCGTTTTAAACGCATTGAGAGGGCTTTCTGGGTCATTTCTCGATGTGTCCTGCGGCAGGGGTGAGTTGATGCAAGCCGCCGCCAATATGGGCTTTAAGCCCGTCACAGGCACGGAGGCTGTACCGGAACTCTGCGGGTACGGGGTAGAGCAAGCGGTTATCACCGATTTACCTTTTGAGGATAAGTCGTTCGATGTGGTTACTTGCATCGACGTCATCGAGCATGTTCTGGAGCCGGACATTGTGCCGGGACTCTTGGAACTAGAGCGAGTCTGCAAAGGAACGCTAATTATCGCTGCCGCTGACTATCCGACCTATTGGGACGGGGTAAACCTGCACCCATCGGCTCGACCGTATTCCGCATGGGACGAACTCTTTTGCAGAACATTCAGCGGCAAGGTCAAGCGTCTAGGCGCGACCTCAACTAGCGAAATGTGGGGGGTGACGTATGGCGTTTGAGACGGCATTTGATCGCCTCTCGATGGTCTCGCAAACCACGGTCGGCTCTGGTTGGGACTTGGCGACCCTCTTTAGCGATGCCGCCGAGGTGTTCGTCTACGTTCGCGGCAAAACTCGGTTCAATCTGAAAGGCATTTTCGACGATGCCTATCAGGGCATAGACATAGCCGAGGCGGAGTTCGCGAGCAGTCAGCCGATGATTACCCTGCCGACCTCTGCTCTGCCGATTCAGCCACAAGTGGGCGACAAGGCTATCGTCGATTGCGTTGTCTACGTCATCACCAACTTCAAGGCAGACGGCACAGGCGTGACTGTCCTGATGCTTGAGGCGACAACTGCTCTGGATGCGCCGTAATGGATAACGCCCTCAAGAATATTCTTGCTCTCGGATCGACGCAGTTCGGTAGAACGGTCAGATATAAGAACAAGGGAAAGCAGTTCCAGGTCACAGGCATATTCGACGAACCGTATCAGGGCGTGAACATTGCCGAGGTCGAGTTCGCAAGCGCGGCTCCGATCTTTACGCTGCCGACCGCCTCTCTACCCTGCAAGCCCGTCATCGGGGACGTTCTGTTCTTCGATAACGAGGCGTATACGGTGCGAAACTTCCGCTCTGACGGTACGGGTATGACCGTGCTGCAACTAGAAATCGCCACGAACCTAGAGATTGCCACCGTCAACAATCTGCTCTTGCAGGACGGTTTCAATATTCTGCTCGAAACGGGCGGATTCATTTTGCTTGAGGTGAATAACTAATGGCTCACGCTCGCAAGCAAGTGCGCGACACGGTGGTGACGGTGCTAACCAATGCCGCTGTTGCCGATACGATTTCCAAGTCTCGCGTGTACCCGATCCCTGCCGGAACTGTCTCGATTGCATTGGTCTATACCAACACCGAGACGATCCCGCAAACGACGCTGACCTATCCTCGCAAGTTTGAACGCGAGTTAAACCTGATCGTGGAATGTGTAGCGCGAGATGCTGACTATTTAGATGACCGACTCGACAGGCTGTGCGAATCGGTCGAGAACGCTATAGGAGCGGATAACACTCTTGGTGGCGTGGTAAAGGATTGCGTGTTAACCGACACGCAGATAACGCTTGACTCGACGGGAGACGCTCCCATTGGGTCGGCACGTATGCAGTTCCGAGTGTCATATCGGACTGCCGAGACTGACGCAGGAACGATCATTTCTTAAGGAGACTCAACAATGGCAAATCATCACGGTACTGAAGGCTCGGTTCGCGTCGGTGCGAACGTAATCGCCGAGGTGCGTAGTTTTTCGTTCACCTCAACGGCGGAATATGCCGAGGATACAACCCTCGCTGATACCGCTAAGACCTACAACACGATTGCGATCACTTCGTGGAACGGATCGCTGACGGCGTTCTGGGACGAGACCGATACGAGCGGGCAGCAAGCCCTTGATCCGGGCGCAAACGTCTCTCTCGTTCTTGCTCCCGAGGGCGTTGCCTCTGGTGCGGTTCGATACAGCGGAAATGCTCTGATCACCGAGATCACTCGCACCGTTCAGACGGGCGCGATCACCGAGGTGACTTTCAACTTCATTGGCAACGGCGCTTTGACGGAAGCCACTGCCTAATATAGCGAGGACTTATGAACTGGAAAGAACAGGCGAAATCGCAATTCGCTGAACGGCGCAAGCCCGACACCCTTGTTGCGATACCTGTACCTGCTTGGAATACGACTGTGTATTTCTGGCCGGACATGACGCTCGCCGAGCGTCGTGAAATCTTCATGCTGGCAAAGCAGAAAGGCGAGGAAACTATCCTTGACCTAGAAGCGATGGCCGTCACTCTTATCGTGCGAGCGAGAGACAAGGACGGCAAGCGGCTATTTCATAAAGCCGAGCGCATGGAATTAATGAACGACTACGACCCCGAGGTGATTACGGAGATCGTAGCGGCCATGAATTCTCCAGTTCCGACATTGGAGCAAGCCGAGGGAAACTGATCGAGGACGGGCATCTGCGAGCGATTTATGCTCTCGCGCTCCGGATGTCCGTCCTACCTGATCAGATTTTCGAGATGACAGAGAGCGACTTCTACCACCTCCTTGCCGCTTGTAAATTAGAGGCAGAGGATCAGGAGCGAGCATGGCGCAAGCACAAGTAACCATCACAGCAGTTGATAGAACACAAACGGCTATCAACTCTGCTGTGCGTGGGATGAAAACGATAGAGCGAACCGCAAAAGTAACTGCTCGCACAGTTAATCTTGCATTTGGTTTTTTAACTGGCGGCTTGATAGTTAGCGCATTTAAGAAGATAACTGATGCTGCAAAAAAGACAGAAGATGGGCAAAGAGCACTTCTTGAATTAAATAGAACTCTTAAAGACCCTGCGCTTATTGCTGCGGCAGAAGGTTTAACAAATGCGCTTGTCACTGGATTTGCTGCGGCAGTAAAACAAGCATCATCATTTATAAAATTTGTTAGAGCAGAATTAATTTCTCTTGGAATGATTGCCTCGGGCGGAACAGCGCGAGATGCTGCTGCTTTGATTAAGGGACAGATAGCAAACAAAACAATGTTGGCCGGTCAATTTGCAATGGCTGGACCTGGTGCTATTAAAAATGTTCAAATTATAAATGCAGAAATTAATGCGTTGCGACAACAATTGGCTTTAATCGAAGGCCTTGCTGATGCGGAAGCAAAAGCAGAAGCCGCAAGAATTGACGCGATACTTGCAGAAGAGCAAGCCTTAAAACTTCTTCAAGAAGTTACGATCAATTCTAAAAAAACAACCCTTAATGCAATGCAGCAGTTGCAAGATCAATATGACAATGCAACCGCAACAGAAATGCAGAAAACGCTTCGTCAGTTCGCAGCATTTGAGGCAATGGTTGATTCTTTGATGACGGATAGCGCAGATAAAACCGCAAGAATGAGAGAAGAATTAGACAAAATTCTTCCTGAAATAGCCGTCACAGGAAAAAGAGAAGCAGTTCCAGAATTCAAAAAAGCAACCGATCAGATGCAGGAGTTTGCAAAGCAAGCCGCTGCAAGCATCCAATCATCATTTGCTGACTTCTTGTTTGATCCTTTCGAGAATGGCTTGCGCGGGATGCTCTCTGGATTCTTGAACGTGATTCGCCGCATGATTGCCGAAGTCGCTGCGTCTGCAATCCTCAACTCGATCTTCGGTGGCTATCGCGGCAAGGGTGGAGTCATGGGGGCATTTGCTGACGCTCTGTTGCCTAGAGCAATGGGCGGACCTGTCTCTGCTAATACGCCGTACATTGTCGGTGAGCGCGGACCGGAACTGTTTGTTCCGGGTACGTCTGGCGGCATCGTTCCGAACAACAAGTTAGGCATGGGCGGTGGCGTAACCGTCGCTCCCGTTTACAATATCGACGCTCGCGGCGCGACGGCTGACCTGCAACGCTCCCTTCCGGGAATCTTGCAGGAGAACAACCGACGCATATTCGATGAACTCGACCGACGCTATGGGATAGGACGATGACAGACTACGTTTTACCTCCCGACCTTGTAGCCTCCGAGATCGAGTGGTCGCTATTCGATAACTCGGCTGTCTTTGCATCGCCGCTCTC